CGAGCGCGTGCGGACTGTCGCCGCAGAACTCGATCCGGCCACCCTTGATGAAGTAGTGGCAGAGCGTTTCTTCCACTGGCTTTGGCAGCGGTCGGTCGTCATCGTCAGTGGTATGCGTGACGTAAATCCGCATGGATGGACCGAAAGTTGGTGCGTCGTAATTACCGTCGAACGTCCACTGAGGCGGGCCGCCTTCGATGATGAATCCGTGGACTTCGTTGCAGCCTGGGCACCAGTGCATCAGCTTGGCGCCGCCGGTCCACGTCGCGCGTCGCAGCTTCATGCCGATCGCGCCCATCAACCGATCCACCATGCCGCAAAAAGCAGCGCCGTGACCGCGAAGCACGCCCAGATGGTCCATGCGCCCTGAAAACCGTCGGATGGCGCGTCCGACATGCTGTTGGCGAACAAGACGACTATGCTCCAGCCAATTGAGACGAGCAGTGCGACGATGGCTAGCAGTAACATTAGGCCCCGACCTCTTCGTCCTCGATCCGGTGTCCACCTATGGAAAATCCGGTGAAACTGCCATCACGGTACTTTTCCAGCACGTCCGGGCTCGGCTTGATCGCGATCATCAGGCCGGTGGTATCGCACTGGATGTTCATCGCCTTTGCGACATCGGCGGTCAGCGGAAACGCAAACACCACATTGCCGTCCTGGATTGGATTTCCGTCCGCGTCATGCTCATGCATGTGGCCCTGTATGCGCTCGCTCTGCATGAACTCGGTTGCGGCCTTGAGCATGGCGTCGTCCGGGATGTTGTCATCCTGGGTATCGAAATAGGGCTCGCCGTTCTTGGTGCAGACGATGGCGAAGCCGAACACCAACCCGAGGCTGCTATCGACCTTGCAGACCTGCGCTGTGGTCTCGAACTTCTCCACGTCGCCATCCTTTTTCTTCGGCTTCTTGGACCCCAGCGGCGCGTCGACGTGCACGGCGTCGGCGGTCGGACCGTCGCCGGTTGCGGCCGCGCCGTCGTCCTTCAAAACCCACTTCTTTCCGACGTCCGGCCGTTCCCAGCCGGCAGCCTTAACGGCCGACCAGCCCTGCCGAATGCAGCCGTTATGGTCGATCGAGACTTGCTCGGCCTCGTTGGCGGCCTTACAGAAGATATCGAGCGCCACGGGCGGCAAGAATTTGGCAACCGCGGCCGTGTTGGCGGTGGTGAATGGCAAGGGCCCTGATCCTTTGAGCGTCTTCACACGAGACGGAACGGTCGACACACCGCTTGCCGAACCTCACGGCTCGGTGCTGGCGTTCCTGTCGGACCTGCACGAGCAGGTCGAACTGCAGATCAGCGATTGCCGAGACGATACGCTGCGCGCGATCCTGGTCGACTTACGATTGAAGATCGAAGCTGCCGGGCTGTTGGTTATGGCGTCGGCTTCAGCTTGAACCGATAGATCACGGCGCAGCGGCAGTTCACCGTCATCGCAGCATCCGCATTCGGATCGCCCGGGTACATGATCGGTCCGCCAGAGCACTGAAACTGCTGGTTAAGCCCGACGACCTGGCCATCAAGCTCGCGATGCGTGTCGCGCACCTTGTGGTCGCCGACGGTCGCCCATTTCTTGGTGACCTGATCGGCGTCGACCTTGCCGCTGGCGACGGTCTGGTTCCAAAGCTGATGGTTGCCGGCGCCGAGCGCGCGGATTGATTCCGTCCGGGCGATCGTCTCCGACCGGTAGCGCAGATAGCGTGCCGCGTAGCGATCCACCATCGTGTCGATTTTTTCGCCAGACAAGGCGGTGTCGTTCTGGATCGAGCGCAGCACCGAAGGGTCGAAGCGCTTGTCGCGGAGTGCCCGCTGCAGGGCATCGCGGCTGCCGTTCTCCAGCGCCCGGCGATAGTTCTGGACGGCCTGCGTCTGGCTGTCGGTCAGCCCGATGAACTGGCGGACGTCGCGCGCCACGTCGAGCGGGCTCCGGCCGGCCGCCACACCGGCCTGTATTGCGGTGCGCACCGAGGCCAGCGCGTCCTGGCTCATCGCCCGGATCAGGCCCATCTCGTATTGCCGCAGGAAGTCGACGGTCTGCGGGTTGGTCAGCCCGAATGAGACATTCATCTGGCCGAGTGCGTTCACAGCCCGTGCGGACTGCCGGGCCGCATCGATTGCGGCGCCGGTGATGGCATCCGCCACCGGCGCAAAGCCTCTTGCCGTCAGCTGCGCGTCGACCGTGCGGATGGCCTGGTCGACCCGGCCTTGCTGCAACAGCTGCTTGATCTGGTCAACGTCGATCTGGTCGCCGAGGTTGTTGACGGCATCGATGAAGGCCTGCCGGACCTTGGCGCTGAGCTGGTCGGCGGAACGGAGAAGGCGGTCGAGTTCGGCGGCGTCTGCGGTGGACATCTTGGCGATCGGCTTGCGAGCGAGCCGGGCAGGTCGATATCGCGAGAGCCAGCGCGGATCGGTGGCCGACTTCGCGACGACGATCTGCATCAGCCGACGCTGGCAAACGCCCGCGTGTCAGGCGGGTTCGCCACCATGCGGTCATGGCCGTTGATCAGCGCGCGCGCCACGCCAGGGTCGGACTGCTTGAGCTGCGAAATCAGCCATGCCGTCAGCACCACCTGATTGCCGGTCGCCAAGGTGTAGGCCGCGATGTTGGTTTTCAGCGTCGCCATGGTGGCGTCGATATCGGTCTGGACGGTCATTCGGTAACTCCCTCAGAGCGCCTGTTCTGCGATCTTCTCGTGCCAGTCTTCGTTGACAGGCGCGAACTTCTCCGGACCAAGCACCAACGGTCCGGTGTACGGCACGAGCTGGTCACCTTGCGCACCAGCCGCCGCATAGGTCAGCGTGACATGTGGCTGATAGTCCGGCCAATCCCAGATCGCGCCGGCGTCGCGAAGTTGCTGGTGCCGATCCGCAAGATCAGGCGACGACAGTCCGAGTGCCATCGCGCTATTGTCCTTGCCCAGCATCTTGATCGAGCGGCTACCGCCGTTGACGACGACGTGCGAAGCGTCAGGTTTGAGCTTCGACCAGTCCACCGGCTTGCGCGAGAACGCGACGGTGACGTGCATGTCGCCTGCCGGCAGCGTCGATTTAAGGCCCTGCGATTGCGCCCAGGCGCGTACGTCGTCACCGTTGACGACCGGTCGCGAGACGTAGAGCGACTTCGGCACTCCCTTGCGGAAGAACTTCGACAGCGACGTATTGGTCATGAAGCCTTCGGACGACAGGTCCGTGGTGTCGCCGCCGACATCGGCGCCCAAGTCATCGATCGAGGCGTCGTTCACTTGCGGTCCGCCCGGCGTGTGGATATTGAGCCCAGCCTCTTCCGGCGGCTCCGGCAGGCCTGCCACGTCGGCCAGATGCTCGGACAGCTCCTGGTTTGGAAACAGCGGCGCGCCGGCGGCGGCGAGCTGCTGGATGTAGGTACCGAGCTCGGCGAGGTCAACGGGCGCGACGCGGCCCGGTTTCATCTCCGGCATCAGCTCGTAGGGCAGGCCGTTGTAGGACCAGATTCGCGGCAGCATGAAGCGGTTCAAGACAGCGGCGATCTGGTTCAGGTAGGTCTCACACGCCCGCAGGAACAGCTCCGACTTGTTCTTCGAAAGCGCGTAAGAACCCTTCTGGTCGCCGAGCGTGATGAAGTCGGCCAGCGCCGACATCGCGATGTTGCGGTTGTAGCGGGCAATCACCGGATCGGTGTCGATCGCGCGGCGGCCAGCGGTGGTGAGCAGTTTAACCTCGACCATCGCGACTGAGCTTGGATCGCCTGTCGCGGTCGGAAAGTGATCGGACGGAATGACGACGCCGCCCTGCTGGTTGAATTTTACGTCGCGGGCGATCTTCTCGTACTGCGCTCGCACCAGCTTGTCGGCGTCGCTGGCGCCGGCCGCCAGATACTTGGATGGGATCGACACCACCGGCAGGCCGGCGAGCTCGCGCTCGATGCCGATCGCCTCGCTCTCCTCGATTGTTTTCTTGAAATACCAGGGCCTGTACGCGGCGCGCAGGATCGAGACGCCCTCCGGCGAGTTCTTCTTCGACGTGGTGCGAAACAGCAGCCCGCGCGCGATCGGGATGAACAGCAACTGCCCGCCCTGCGGCGGTATCTGCCATAGCCCATCAATGCCGCCGTCGTCCTGCATCTCCCAGCGCATCAGGGAGTCCTGCGAGCGAATCGGCAGCTTGCGGATGCCGATCCG